TCCAAATATGCTTGAGCAGCTTCGTGAAAATCTGTCCCACGGGTTGTTGCTTTCTTTGTTATACGATTTGCTTCTTCTATACCAACTCGCTTTCGCCAGTCAATAAAGATCTGTCTATTATAAAATGAAGTTACAGAAGTAATAGAAGGAACCCACTGACCATCAGGAAGATGATACAGTCGGCATCCAGGAGTTTCTTTCTTCTCTAATTCAAGATCACCTAAGAAATTACAATGAGTAAAGGTCATAAACCAGTTTCCAATTTAGCAAGAAGGTATTCTTTAACTAGTCCTGAACGAACGATATCTTCTACTCCAAACTCGATAATATCTATTGAAGACATTATACGAAGAGTTTTCATGAAATCAATGATACCATTCCTCTCATTTGTTTTTATCAAATCAGTTTGAGTAGCATCACCACAGAACATAATCTTAGTATTTTCACCAACCCTTGTCATTATACTATCAAGTTCATGATAATTCAAGTTCTGGAATTCATCTACTATAATAATTGCATTATCAAATGTAGTACCACGAATGAATGAGGTACTCCAGAAATCAATAGAACCTTGAGTCTTTAAATTACCATAAAGCATTTGGAAATCTGCTTCAGTAGGTAACTCAAACATATATTTTACCATATGTTTGTAAGGTATCTGATAAAGAGATGACTTATCCTCATGATCACCAGGCAAGAATCCAATCTCTCTAGTAGCAACCAATGACCTTACAATATAAACTTTTTCGTAAGGAGTAGAGGTACTTAATACATCTTGCAATGCATTATAAAGAGTAATGAATGTCTTACCAGTACCAGCACATCCATATGCAACAATGTTTTGATTGTTCTCATATGATTGGAATAAAGTTTTCTGATTGTCAGTGAGAGGTTCAATGTCTCTCATTAAGTCAGTATTAATTGGTTTCTTCCTTTTCATCTGCTTTGCGGTGAGTCCTACACCGATTGGTTGTTCTGATTTCTTTTTTCTTGGCATGTTATTCGGATTCGGTCATTACGGATTGGGTTGAGGACTCATACGATCCTCTCTTAGCTAATCTTCCAGAGATACCTCCAGATTTATCTGCTTTCTTTAGTATCTCTCCCCAACCAGGATTCTTATTGACAAGTTTATCTCTCCATTCACCAACTTCAACTCCTAAAGCTGGCATCTTAGAAGGGTCTGACCAATCTCTATCCCAATCTGGATTATCAGATTTCCACTGCTCCCAATCATGGACACTCATAGCGATTTCCTTCTGTTCACCAGTCTCTTTGTTAATAACAGGGTATGTTGCCATATCAATACAATAAGGTTTACGATTATTTAGTTACTTACCTAAAGGACGGTCCTTGAAACCATATTACTAATGATTTCCTTACTCCAGATGTAACAGGTCTAACTCTGTGCCATTTATCAGATGGAAAAATTACTATAGATCCTTTTGATAATTTTAAAGTATCATATCTTATATCTTCCCTCGGTCCTTTAGTTTCTATATCAAATTCACCACCCTCATATTCTTCAGGATCATTTAACCAAACTGTAGCACTTATCTTTCTATTATAACTTACATCATTGTTTATTATAGGTTTAGTAAGAGTATCGACATGCCAATCATATAAATCATGCTCAAAATAATGAGTTAATTGAATTGATTCCATACACTCTATGTCATAATTCCAACCAGAATGGTTACGATTGAAATCTTCAACAAGTATTCCAAATAGATTATCAAGTTCTTTATTATAATCTAAAAAACAAGTTTTACAATGCCTTACTAAAGAAGTATTATCAGGATGAATGACAGCATCACCCCATTTTAATTTAGAATAATCATTAATAATTTTTTCAACAGTATTAAGTGCTTTCTCCTCCAATCTAGTGCATCCATATAATTTTATATCCATTCTAAAGCCTGCGATACAACTGGAAATTGTTCAGAAAAAATCTTACGAACTTCTTCTACTACATCCATATGCTCCTTCTGTGTTCCATGTGCAGATCTTAGATTGATATAATGAATCCAAGAACGACAAGAACCAGTCATATAGATTCTTGTAGGTGTTGCTAGTGGGAGAACAAATCTCGCACACTCCTTTGCAACTCCCTCTTGTAACAACGCATTGTATAAATCCATTGCTTCAGAAAAATGCCTAGCAATAAGTGCTTGGTATTCTTCCTTCTTCTCTTGTGGTATATCATCATTACTATTCTGTCTGTTCTTACTATCCTGACTTCTTAAATCAGGAACAGGAATCATACTATCAAGTAAATTAGTATCAGCATATCTCTGACTAAACTCTTGGAAAGTAAAACTTCTATGTCTTAATATCTGTGCTGCCAATCCTCTTGTAGTATTAATCTCCACTGTCATAAATGATTGCTCAAACACTGACCAATGACCGTGCTTAATACAATATTTCAATAACCCTGCAAAATTATCATTGCCCTGATTCTTAGGGTTACTTACACGAGCAACATATGCCATTAACTTTTCAGCATCTGGTGTTACACTTACTAACTTAACTTGGGAAGGAATCATTATCTTCAAAGACCTCATCGTAATCGGTTGGAAGTGGAGTCATATTATTATAATTCTCATACTTATAAGAGTCAACATCAGAATAGATTTCCGACTCTAACTCTTCTACAATTTCTTTTAGAGCTCGTACTAAAACTTTTAGTTTTCCCTTATTCATTTTGTTTTTCAATATTTAGAGGTGGGAGGTTGGGTTTCTGTATTACCAACAAGAGACGGGCATTACTACAGTAGTAAATTTTACATCTCTGCCTGAGACCCGACTGGTAAGTCGATTCTTCCGAAGAAGCAGCACCACCTGTGTCTCATCACCTTATCCAGCTATATGCCAGAAAGATTATTCAGTCACTCCCCGTTGAGTTCGTCAACCCAACAAATATATTATTGCATAAAAAAAGGAGGGTGTCAACACCCTCCTTTCTTTGTTTGTTCTGGACTACACAGAAGCAAGTTTCTTAGAAACTTTAAGACCACGATACATTAGATCGTAGTTTCTGTGCTTGTTGTGCTCTTCGATAAGAGCTTGACGATACTCCTCAGTATCGTACTCGTGTCCACGGTAAGTGACTTTTGCCATTGGCTTTCTCCAAAGTAGGGGTGGTTTAGACCCGTTCCTTCAGTCGGCATTTGCGTCCCCCTTGGGGATGAACGATCCGTTCCGTGTCGGCTTACTTGCGACCTCTTATGAGGTTGAACGATGTGTGTATATTAACACAGTCCTACTATATAGGCAAGTAAATGTGTAATCCCTGATACAGTTTATTCATAATAGTTAACATCTTCACCAACCGTATTGGGACACAACATTGCTGCTGCTAAATCCTTTGCTTGATTATTATGTTCGCAAAGTTTATTCATCCAGATTCTTTCATCTAATTCAACCTCGCCATCGGTTGATATCATACGACAACAAATGTCTACGATTCTATTTCTGTAATTGGTGCTTAACATCTTCTATTGCCAGTGGTAAAAGTGCATACTCTTTTCGTTGTATTGCTTTCGTTAATGATTCTACAGTATCCTCTGGTAAAATGGGAACCTCTCCTTGAAGAATTATTTCACCACCATCCAATTCCTCATTAACATAATGGACGGTACAACCACTAACAGCATCACCACTATCTATAGCTTGTTCAACTGCATGTAGCCCTTTATACTTCGGAAGTAAAGAAGGATGAACATTTATAATAGGAACAGGAAAAGCATCAGGATCTTTAATCACTCTCATATATCCTGCTAATACAATAAGATCAACTCTCCATACTCTGAAGAGATCTATCATCTTATCTTCATCCTTGGCATTCACATAGCAATGAGGAACACCAAATTTTTCTGCTCTTTTAATAGCACCACATTTCTTTTTGTTATGAATCATGATCACAACTTCATCCTTATTACAAGTACGAAGGATGTTCTCGAAGTTTGTTCCGTTACCAGAACACATCACTCCCAATCTCATAATCCTAGTTTTAATTTAGATGGTTCTACAATCTCAACCTGTATCGGTCTACTAAGTCTGTCTGCAAGTTTATGATATGCTATAGCAGTGACTACTTGTGGAGCAATGAATGCGACCATTGCTATCACCCAAAAGAAATAATAATAATTCTCTTTGTTTTGTGTTCTCATAATGGTGGATACTCCTCGCTTACTACTTTTTCAGTTTTCATTGTACTAAAGTCTTCCATTAATCTCTGTACTTGTTTCTTATCAAGTCCAGCAAGTGACTCACAATTCTCTAAGCACCGATAGATACATTCTCTATCACTTATGGGTGGAGAGATCTCCCACCCTTGCTCATCATAATACTTCTTACCTTCAGTAACTTGTGCTTCTACTTTAGCAAGATCATGTCTTGCCTTAGAAGGATTCTTGTAACTATGTGTTTGACTCATCTACTGCCACGGTTCATATGGTGGTTCAGGTTCATTAATACGATGTTTAAATGCTTCCCTATCAAAATATGATGGTGGTAATGGCTTTACATCATCATATGCCATTCGCATTTTTCTTTTATACTCTCTTTCATCAAGAACCTCATTAATAAGAATCTTCATTTCCTTCACTATTTCAGGAGTATGTAACCTACGAGGAACAATCATCATAGGTTTATGTTTCTGTGGTTTATTAGACCCTTTATAATTAGGATCAACAGGACCACTCATCCCTTGGGTGTCAATTTTACTCATAGAGGTTTCCCATATTTATCAGTCAACCCCATCTTTTTCACTTGTCCTATATTGGATCTCTGACTTTTCTTAATTTTCTTATACTCTTTAAGTAACTTATCAACTTCATCTTGAGGTATGTTAACTTTTAATTGCTCTTCACCTTCCTTTGTAGCAAAACCAAGACCACCTTTCTTAGTTTCTTCTTGTGCATCAACATAATCGTTTATATTATCCTGAATTTCATTTCGGATAAGTTCATTTATCTGAGCACGAAGTTCATCATCAGTTTCTTTCATGATTTCCTCTTTCTTTTTCTTTCGGGTGGTTTCTTAACTCCCCATAAATTAGGTCTGATTGTACCAGACCCATAAGTAATCTTCTGAACTACATCCTTTCCATACCTATCATAATACATATCAAAAACATTGACCATCTTCTCAGAACGAGTTACATCTAAATGTTCTTTACCACCTACAGTATAGAACACATTAAAAGCATCAGTAGGCAAACTCTTATCATCTGCCTTCTCTCTTGTAGTCTTTTCTAAGATAATCTCACAAGAGTATACAGATGTATCAAACTTCTTCTCAGGTTTCTTAAGTTCTTCTGCCACTTGATTTTCTGTCTTTGGTTTTGTTGTCATGAACGACCTCCCCATTGAATGTCTGGGTATGCTTCTGCAACTATCTCTTTAGTAACCTTATACTTATCAGATAAATTCTTATCCTTCACAAGAATCAATATCTGAGCATCTTTAGGATGAAGTCCTTGTAGTAGATTAATGAATATCATTTCCCTACGAGTCTTAGTAAGACCATCATTACCACCCTTCACAAAATTATAAAGAGTTGTATACTCTCTCCTCAGAGATGTTTTATTCCTACCATCTAAGTCTTGACCTGTTGCTGATTCGCCTCCTGCTGCCTCTCTAGCAAGGTTGTCTGATAAGGAACCCATATATACAGTCTGATCCTCTGTTTCGCCGTATGGAACATCTCCTTCAGGCAATAGACTGATCACTGTCTCATCAAAATTCCATACAAAGATAACCTTTAAAGAGTCATGCTCATATTTTTTAAGTGCTTCAATCTTTCTTGCCTTAGTTTTCTGTGCAGAAACTACATCCAAAACCTCATGAACAAATGGATTAACAGGAAGGTCAGGTAAAGCAGCAGGTGGTTTAGGATCTGCTACTTTAATAGTTCTCTTTTTTGCCTTAGACGCTGAAGGTAGTTTAGGACCATCACTTTCAGTTTTACGAGGTCTTCCTCTTCCTCTTTTAGTCGTCGTCTTCGTCGTCGGTGTTGTCATGTGTTTCAATTCTTAGGGCTAAAATTTCATCAGGAACTAATTGTCCATTTGCATCAAACATCTCTGGATGTGTGTACACTACTTGAGGTGTTGTTTCATATGAATGCTGTCTTGCCATCCATCCTATCATACCTCCTACCAATAATGCAAGAGCCGAGACAACTGTTGTAAGTGTCAAGGTTACTACTAATGTTTCTGACATGGCACTCCTCCCAGAGATTTCTATTTTTTTCTGATGTCCAAGTAAAAGTTAAAATGAAATACAATTTCTCTATTCCAAAACGAAAATAGATTTCCAAATTTTACTTGAAAGGTTTTGGGTGGTTCTGGTTTTCTCCTCCGATTTCGTAACAGTAACTCCACACCCCGATTGATTTCGGGTTTGTCTTTATTTAGAGTTCTTTTTTCTTCTTCCTGGTTTTCTGTCACGACTGTACCTCCATGCATCTTCTAGTATGCTATACAAATAATTCTTTATCTTTCTTGCCTTTGGTTTTGGTATGTGACCATATGCTTCTCGTAATTGTTTATGATTATTATCTGCACCTCCTTTAAGATATTCTTCAAGTTCTAGTACCTGATCAGCTATTTCAGCAGCAGTAGAACTATCAATGAAAGCATCTACCTCATGTTTTTTTGTCTTACGGTACTTTAGAAACTCATAGAACTTAAGTTGCATCTTACCATCAAAGGCAAGTTCGATGGCATGTTCAATCATATCATATACGGTTTCAAAATCTTCTTTCATCAGACTAATTTCTTTTCCTTAAGGAACTGAATAGTATCTGTACATCCTCCTAAGTTAGTAGCATCAACTACTACTTGAGGAAATGTAGATCCCTGACCAAATTGACCATAGAAACTTTTCTTATCAAAATGTTCATCAAGTTTATAAACTACATGCCTTAACTTTGCTAACTCTAACACTTGAACTACTTTCGTGCAATAAGGGCATCCTTCTTTGGAATAAACAGCAAAATTCATGTCTTTTTATTAAGGTCGTTTAAAAATTTTATTTATTAAAACCATACTCTATAAGGTAGGTCGTTTTAGTTTTTCATCTTTCAATGAAATAATTATTCTATTATTCTCATAATCAGCAGAAAAGTCAAGTTCTACATCATGAGGCCACATTAATTCCTCATACAAAGCATTGAGTCTCTCCATGTCCTGATAGAGATCATTGATATGTGGATCTTCCTCCATCATTTTTTCTTCCTCAGTGGAACATCAATAGTCCATGCCGATGATTCTAACTTCACCATATCAAAATTTTTCTTAAACTCTTTCTCTCTTTCCTTTCTTTCCTTCTCCATTGTTAACTCAATGGTTTCAATACTCCTCTCACCATAATGATTTTCTTTCATACCTAAGTAATCCAAAACAGCATCATCAACCATACTGTAAAGAGTATCCCAAGTTAAAGTATCTCTTAACCCAGTTGCAATACGATCAATGTCACCTCCATCTAGGTACTCACCCTTACATACCTTTTCTGAGTAATCATCATACTGAGAAATAAGTTTCGCTCTGATCTCTACCAACTCATTAAGATTGATAGTGATTTTAATGTCATCATTAATTGCCATTTTGGTTCTCCTATCCTTGCCAAATCATATCGGGCATTGCCTGTTGTCCAGGTCTGACTACAAACAATAGTATAGCATAGCATACAAACCATATTATGTTAAATAACCATGCTTGTCTCCAGAGATACTTTCTAATACCCATAGCAATCTCAACCTTCTTAACTGCTACAGGATCATATGCATTACCTATTTGTCTTAGGATCTGTTCTATTATTACTGCAATAATCGTACCCACCACAAGAGGATAGAATACGAAATTTGCAAATGACATTATTGCTATTAAAAAAGTCATCCATCTAATGCGTCTAGGTTGCCATGACGAACTGGTGGTGTTTTTAACATAGGCTTATGATGTGCCATACCATCATGGTTACCATCATCAGGTAACTTACCAGTCATTAAGTATTCAATCGTGTCTTTACATCCACGGAGATAATGGAGTTGATTATTTAATTTTTCAGATTCTTCTATATTCTTGGTAGGAAACTTTGATTCTACTTGAGACATCCTCTTAGTAAATCTTGCTAGGAGTTGCTCATAATTCTCAGTAGGTTTCATGTTATTTTTTTCTTTATGTATATGATTCTACCAGTCAGGGTATGTCCAGTCAACCGTACCACTTCTAACCTTTCTATTTTTTGTTATTCTCGTGACAGTACACTCCTTACACTCATAGGAATAAGAGGAAGCAAGGTGCATGTTCTTACGAGTCCTATAGAATCCATTCAATAGGTTCTTCTGCTCCCCACAGACCCTACAGACCCTCTCTTTAAGAAGAAGATGCCCTAGCTTTATCTGTTCATCTAACTCCATTATGAGATCTTTGCATGAGGAGCAAACTGACCCTTCTTACCAACCTTCAAACCAAGATATAAAAGATCTTTCCACCACTCTGCTTTTGAATCTTTCCCATCATCTTTCTTTGATTTAAGTGCTTTAAGAGCATCTGACCAAAAATTCAACTGTAATAATTTAACTGCAGCACTTCTACTATCCCTCTCATAAAGCAATTCTATATCATACTTAAAGTCTTCCCATGAAGGTGGACGGTTCATATGTTTTTTTACATTATTCCACATCTTCTCAAACTTTCCACTATCAATATTAAAGGCAGTAAGATCTTTTGGCATTGCAGAAGCTTTATTATCATACTTAGTTCCTAGATGTTTTAATACCATCCAAACTGGTGCGTTTCCTCCTTGAGCAGCAGGTGTTGCTTTAATAGAAGTTCCCCAAATTATATTATCACCCGACCTTTTAATACTAATTTCATACCTACCCTTATTCTTACCCAAAACAACAGTAGTGCTCTGCGTATCTTTACCACCATCATCCTTCTTAAAAGAAAAAATATTATCAAGTTTATATTCAATATCTTTAAATTTGAATTTTGAAACATCAGTCAATATATAATGGGAATCAGTGTCATTAAGTAATTTAATATGTGCTTTATCTTCCTTGTGTATCTTCTTAAGAGATATACCAACAAGTCTTCCTTCATTCATTAAATCTGCCAAATAATTATTCAACTGTGCTATATGTTGAGGTTCAGTTGGTATTTTATCCTTTATATTCTTTTGAATATCTTTGAGATTATCTGCTGCATAAATGTCAGATGGGTTCCAAGTCGTGTAATCTCCTACAGGTTTATTAGTATCAGGATCTCTTGTAATCCTTGGAAGGTTCTGTCTAAAAAATGTTACAAAATCATTTCCATCATAAACAAAGGTATCCCATTGTTTACCCTCATACTTTTTTAAAAATTCTTTTTGTTGTTGATGATAGGTATGAATCCAAAGTGGAAGTCTTTCTTCCCATCCTTTAAAAATATCTAACAATTTATCCCAAAGAACATCGTCTGCCTTGAAATCCTCCTTTGTTTTAAATGATTTATTATCAACCAATACTCTATTAAATATAGCTATACTTCCCTTCTCTTGAATTCTTGTAGGGATTACTCCACCACCACTCTTTGGTTTTTGTGCTAGAAACCTTACTATTATTTTCCCACTCTTTAATCGTGCTCCAACTATCACATCTTGTTTTTTCTCATTATAATCAATTCCTCCTCTATAATCAATATCCTCCATATATCTAACTAGTTTTTCAATATCAGGTGTATCATCATAGAGATGATTTACATGAATAACTTGTTGCTTTTTAATAATAGTTGAACGAGTTAATATATCTCTTATACCATAAGTTCTCACCTTATCACCTTTAACATTTCTCAAATCATCATAAACACTATTAATATTAACTGGTCTTCTAACTTTATTTTTCGCCATAATCTTTTTGAAATATTTATCAGAACATAAAAAAAGACCCCCCGAAGGAGATCTTTGTATTATTCAGTTTTTAGGTGTCATCTTATATGCACCGAATGCTGCACCGCTTATGGCAGCGAACATTATTAAGAGTTCCATTAACCAATAGAAGGAGCAACAAGTGCAACCTCTGTTTCGTTAGCAGATGCTAAGTCAAGTGGGAAGTTGTGAGCATTACGCTCGTGCATTACTTCCATACCAAGGTTTGCTCTGTTAA